CGCTTGTTTTTCTTGACTTAACAATTCTGCTTTTGCAATCGCGGCTCCGTCAAGATCTACACGAACACCATGAGCTCTCATGTCAATCAAACAAGGCTGTAGTCTACATTCTAAATTATAAATTTTATGAAGCTCTTGCTTCTCTATTTCTTTTTCGTTGTGAAAATATAAGTCATAGGTCAATCGTGCGTCCATCTCTGCATACTTGCCTACATACATTGCCGGAACCTTGTACATCTCAGCTTTGGGATCAATGCCTTTTGACTTTGCAAACTCCACAAGAACATCTTCGTTCTTTGTTTGTCCCAATTTATCTTTAGCTAAACTGTTCAAAGTAAAAGAAAAACGATTTTCATCAATCAAAGCACTTGAAATCATAGTGTCATGTATTGTACCATTGACGGTTATGCCTGCATTTCGTAACCAACCTACATCGTAGGACGCATTGTGAAATATTTTAGGCATGGGATAGGACAAAGTTTTCTTTATCCAAGAAATAACTTTATCTTTTTCGTAGTTACCTTCTTCATGAGCTATTGGGTAGTACCCTTCCCAATCTGCTGTGGCTAGTGCAAATCCAGTTATGTATCCTTTACCAGTAGCCCAACCTGCTCCGTGTGTCATCAAGTGTATATCACATGTCTCTAAGTCAACCGCTAGATAAGGAGCTTTGGACAGATCAGGAAAATTGTCGTCAGCAACCCACTCAGTCCATTTAACTTGATTATTCATTAACAGTACTCTTTAATTTATTTATGTACCAAATAGATTTATCTAGATCCTCTTGTGCTTTGCCCTTATGTTGATAGCGCCATAAATATTTCATAGCGTTTCCTTGCAAATAAAATTTAAAGCCTTCGCCCAAACAAGATGCAATGGCATCAATGCACTCTACGTCTCCCTGTTTATAATGAGGAGGATGGTTGACGTTATCAACTTTCATCTATGCTACTTTTTTTCTTTCGTTGTATTGCTTGAACACTCTATCAAAATTAAATCTATATTGCAAATCAGAACACATATAAACATACATAGTTTTCTTTGCTCTTGTACTACCAACATAAAACATTCGTATGATAGCGTCCTGTTCGTCCGAGTCGTTGCTTGTGTATTTATTATAAAATGGTTGCTCCATGTTGCCAACTAAGACAACGTTATCATCTTCACCACCTTTCATTCCGTGGATCGTTGACATCTTGATTGCAGGTTTTTTCGTAAATATATCAACCTTGTTTTCAATACAATCTTTTATATAACGGAACTTCTTTTTCCATTCTGGGTTGCTCACATTTGCAAAATGATCTTTCCAATCTATTGAAAAATCAAAATCAAACATTTCCTCCAGTTGTTCCCTATTGTACAATTGATCTTTGTCTAAACCTTCTAATTGTTTTGGCATAAAATTTTTTGGTTTGACTAATGTTCTGTATATAAGAAGATCTGATTTAGAAACGTACTTACCTTTTTGTAAATTAAAATAACATTTTAAAGCCGATAGTATTTTAGATCCTACAGGATAATGAACATAGCCTTTGGCCGTAGTTTGTTTGAACCACAATCTTCTTCTCATCATTATGTTCTTCATCTCGTTCATAATCCGTGAGCCGGTGACCATGATTGTCCAAGACTCACCATTGTCTACCGGTATTGACATAAAACTTCCTGTGTACTGCAAGTAACCCTTGTCCTTTTTTTTCGCGATGTATTTTTTCTCTTGTTTTTTATTTATAGTATCACTAATTAAACTTGCAAAATTAATATGCTCTTGAGACAAACGACGAGACTTTGTTAAAGAAATATTTTCACACGTATTCGAATATTGATTTAAAAAATAATTAACATCTCCCCCGTTCCAATCAAAAATTGCTTGATCGTCGTCTCCTGCGATGTACAAATAATCAACAGAATTCTTCTCCAACAGTTTGTCAATAACTTGCCACTGACACCACGAAGAATCTTGAGCTTCATCTAAGAACACAGCTTTGTATTTTTGAAACTGATTAATCTTTAAAGCAAATAAAATTTGATCTGTAAAATCGTGTAACTTATTGTTTTCTTTATACTTATGCCAACTTTCTACATAGTATTTAACATACTTCCATTTGTAGTTTCTTCCATTAATTTTAATAAACGACTGTTCTAAACTTGTGTTTGATACTCTCTGTAGATTGTATAAATTTAAAATAAAATTATTATCAAAGTCTTCTCCATATTCTTTTTTTACGTCACCTCGTTCTGACTTCGCCCAGTATTCGAAGTCTGATGGCTCAACTAACTTTGAACTCTCACCCTTTATGTATCGATTACATAGACCGTGAATTGTAGAGAATGATTCATAACCCTCTGTTTTTTTAAGAACTCCTAAACGCTCTCTTACTTCGTCAATACCTTTGTTTGTAAATGTGATGTAACAAACATCTTTTGGATGTATTTTTTTCTTTTGTATGATGTTCATTAACTTTGTTATTAAATAATTTGTCTTACCTGTTCCCGGCGGACCAAATATTTTTTGTGCTTCTATCATTAAAACGCCCTTTCTTTTATAATTTCTTTTGGTTCAACATTGTCTCCTAAAAGATCAAACAATCTTGAGTCCACTACCCACACGTGAATAGTTTTTTTGTTTATAGTTTTCTTTGTCTGCTCTGCATTCAAACCCGGATTCTTAACTCGTTCTGTTTTTCCATCGATTTCTATTTCGTACGGCTTCTTTACAAAATCATATAACAGAGAAGATTCTCTTTGTGTGTCTTTAATAATTTTTGTTGACACTAAAGCAGAACGTAAGTCATCAAACTTAAAAAATATTTTATTTTTCTTTTCATCATAGAAAGAACTTCCTTGTAGTAAACCTTGAACATCATCTCCCCGTCCTGTGCCACACAGCCAATCCTCAACTCCTTTATGTATTCTGTTGCTTCTTCCAACTCCTTCTGGCAATTCCATAATATCTAAATGTTCTCTCATGTGATGATTAATATATACATCAAAATCATCTGCACCCATTCGTGCAGGCTTAAAGTCTAAAGTTACACCAACTTTTTTTCTCCAATTCTTTTCTTCAAAAATGTCATCAACCTCTGCTTTCATGACAACACCGTTCTCAAATGTCACATAATAAAAAACAGGGTCATCTAATACTTTATGTATCTGAGATATGTCTGTCTGATTATCATCACCGTCCGTTGTCCGTGTTACGCCGTACTTTCTTGGTATACACTCTTCACGATTACAATAACTTTTCATGGGCTCTTGCTTACACAGATAGTGATAGCTTGAAGTGCTCTCTTCATCTAGATGCTCTCCCTGTTCAGTGATAGAGTTTATTGAAGACTCTGTGTGACTTGTAACTGAAGAGTATATTCTAGATACCTCTGTCTGTGATAAAGGATCTGTCATGTATTTTTGATTTGCCTCTTGAAGCTTAGATAGCCAATCTTCTCCGCTCTCTTCGTACATTTTTTTGTACATCACAGCCACATTAAAAAGATACATGTTACGACCACCTTCAGCACAACCACGGAGAGCTATGCAATTATTGCATGGGGGACCGTCTGGAAATACAGTATCGGTTTTGATCACAAACTTATCTATTGATTCAACAAGTGTGTTCTCGTACAATGTAAAAAATTCTTGTAATGGCAACTGCTTTACTTGCTCGTTGTCATCTAACATCATTGCATAACGATCTGGATTATCCGCATTAAAGTATGGAGTGTTAACGTAGTTGCCAAAGAAACCTGTCGGTAACTCACTTTGCTTTGGAAATATTTCTTGACCTTTAAACCCAAGCAAAGACGCGGCCTTGTCTAACTTCTTTCTTAGTGCTTTTGCTTTGACAGGATTTTTAAAAAATATGTAGACGTGAGCCCCACCGCTCTTAGATTTAAACACAATAAAAGGAAGCTTTGCTCTTTTGATGCTGACAAGAAGTTGTCTGTGATCAAATCCTTTGTAAGTATCAATGTCAATGCAACCCCAAAAACATTCGTGTTGTTTGTTAATTGGAATGACACCTATACTTTGAACACCATCTAAATGATTCTTCCATAGTGTTTCGTCTTCAGATAACACCTCTCCCTCTGGCAGAGGCAAGGTCTTACAAGAACCTTTTGCTTTTCCTCTGGAGTCTACTTCTCCAGATGGAACGTAGGTGCCGTAAGCGTTCTCATTTCCTTTGAATACTTGTCTAATAAATAATCTATCTTTCATGAACCCCACAAAAAGAAAGGGCGGCTATCGCCGCCCTGTTCTAACTAAAACGCTTTCTTTTGTGAGACTTGCGCTTCGTCTGAGTGCTCCACTTTCACAGCGTTTTTATTAACGCCTTGTGCGAAATGTTTTGCGGCATCGTACACGCCTTGTGATTGAACCGGGCCAATCTTAAAGACCTCCCAACCAAACCACGTCCCTTTTGAATTGGACTGTGGTATAGTTTTTATTCTATACACATGACTATATGATGGTGGTGTAAACGACTTTCCGTTTGGACCTTGCATCTTAACTTGAAGCATCATAGAGTTCCACTTACGAGAAACTTTTCTTTGTGTTGATTTCATAGTAATCAAAGCTTGTTCAAAGCCTCCGTCACCATCTAAGACCAATACAAAGTGATTTGCAGTTTCTTCTACAATGTTACCATTCGGCAACCTGTTTTGAAAACCTGCGTCTCTCGGAGCTTGACTTATGTCATAGTCAGAGTCGTGAATTGCAATAGGAGCTCCGCTCCCTGTGCCTCTCTCGCCCCACTCTATATACTCTCGCTTGTAGAAACAAGGAACGATATCGATCCCTTCTTCTCCGTCATAGAGTTTGCCACTAACACTATTATAGATCATGCCGGGTTCGGCACCTTCCACAAAATTGTTACTGGTCTTGTTGCACTGCGGCGATAGTTGGCTCAATACTTTTAAGAAAGGCAGTGCCAAGTCATCTGCGGAGTTCACGTTTTCGAGCCCCGATATTGATTCAGCGTCTGATATGATTGAGTCAAGACTAACTGCAGTGAGTGCTTGCCCGTTGCTTTTTGTTTTTGCTACTTTGTTCATTGTTATTTTTTCCTTATAACTTTTGCTTGTCTACCCACAAACGTTTTAAATATCTCTTCTGGTGGTAGAGCCGCACCTTTTTCGTGCAGTTCCCGAAGAGTTGCTTTTAGAGTCATAGGCTCAACTTTTAAATTTTGTTCAACCTCATACCCATTTGCGGTGGCTAACTTGGCAAATTCCAACGCCTTCCCGTCTTCGTTACGTCCAAACCTAGCGGCAATCTCATTCTTAATAAGGTCACCAAGGTTGTTGTCTCGAAGCCATTGATACGCCGTGGACCGTTGATCGGGATCCTTTGGTATCGTAATTCCATAAAAATTCTTTATGTCAATTGAACTGCCATCATTCAGTTTCAACTGCGATAAATTTTTATCTTGCATCCATTCTGGAATCTTGACTTGTCTGATATCCAGAGCGTGCTCTTGTTTTTGTTTTAATAGTTCTTTTAGTGAATCAATCTCTGCTTCTGTGTCAACTAACTCTTGACAAAGTGCACCGATTGTTGCGGCATCGTCGTTTGTGACTTGCTCTATTTCATCTTCTTTAAAATTGATCTTCTCCATTATTCTCTTCTTTCTGATATAAGTTTACACTCAATGGATAATACTTAGCAGATTCTCGATCCCATTTCAACATCTTAAATTTACCGTTGTTGATATCGGAAACTACAGCACTAGTAGCAGCAATGATAGCAGGATCACCCACAAGAAGTAGATAATCTTCGTCATTAAAATTTTCAAGTTTCTTTCTAAGTTCATGTATAAGTGCACCGGCACTATATACCAACTGTGCTCTTTCTGTAAACAAAAATTTTACATCACCAAAAGGTAATGCTTTCATCACATCCATTTTTGGTGTACCTCTTGATGTTCCCGGTGGTTCTTGCACACAGTAAACCGTCATATTTTTCTTTCTTGACTATTTGTAAATGTTTCTTATTATATCTTCTTTAGAAAGAAAGACAATATATGAATTACAAGTTCAAAACGAAGCCGTACAAACATCAGTTGACGGCTTTGGAAAAAAGTTGGGACAAAAAAAACTACGCGTTATTCTGTGAGATGGGTACGGGTAAGTCTAAGATATTGTTGGATAATATAGCTATGCTGTATGATCACGGAAAAATAAATGCCGCTGTTATTGTTGCACCAAAAGGTGTTTACAAAAACTGGGTAGAGCAAGAGATACCTAAACATATTCCCAAACACATACAGTGCAGAACGTTTTATTGGGTGGCACCTAGTTCTCGTTCCAAAGACGATAAAGAAATGTTATCTCAATTATATTCAAAAACAAGAGACCCTCACCTTACATTTTTTGTAATAAACGTAGAAGCGTTTTCTACTAAACCCGGTCGTGATGAAGTTGAAAAGTTTTTGTGGGCATATAAATCTATGATGGCAGTAGATGAAAGCACTTCTATTAAAACTCCGGGAGCCCAGAGAACTAAAAATATATTATATGTTGGCATGAACGCAGAATACAAACGAATTATGACAGGAAGTCCTGTCACCAAAAGTCCTTTAGATTTATATTCTCAATGTAATTTTTTAAGTTCTGAATTGTTAGGTCAAGATTCTTTTGTAGCATTCCGTAATCGATACGCTAATATGCAGACAATAAACGTAAGTGGGCGTTTTGTTAATATAGTAAGTCCGCACGATAGTTACCGTAACTTGTCAGAACTTTCAGATATTGTATCTGAGTTTTCATATAGAATATTAAAAGAAGACTGTTTGGATTTACCTGCTAA